TCAGCAGCAACACGAGCTGCTTCCTTTTCAGCGGCAACACGAGCGGCTTCTTGTTCAGCAGCAACACGAGCTGCTTCTTCTTCGGCAGCCTTCTTAGCGGCTTTCTGTTTTTCAATTTTAGCTTTTTCTTCAGCATCTTTAGTGTTATCAGCAGCTTGCTGAGATGGTTTATGGAACACAGTATTCCAACCAAAGCCACTTCCACGCTTATTTCCACCTCGCAAGTTAAAACCAAACATATAATATTTTATTAGATTATTAAATATAATAAAATACGATTATGAAATTATACATGCATTAATATCATTAATATCATTTTTCTAGTTCTTTTTTAAGTTTTTCAATGTATAATGTAGCATCCATAAGCTCTTCTTGTAAATGAATGAGCCATTGTATTTTATCTAAATCTTCTCTATCTAAAGTAGTTCCATACTTTTGCTTTCCTACTCTGGATCTTTCTAAATATTTTTCAACTACTGAAGAGACAATAGTATCACTTTGTTCTAAAATACTATTTTCTCTCTTATCCATAATAGGAAAGTAAGTATATGTTTAAATTATTTATTAAGTAATTTCATAATATTATTTGAAAAAAGGGCAAGTTCAATATTGCTTTCATGTAAATTATAAAAAATAGTAATATATTTGCATAAATAAGGTATTAGTGTATATTTTTCTTCTTCATTTAATTTTGAAGTAATTTTAATATACTCAAAAAAATAATCAAAAATGTCTATTACTGAATAACCAAAATCATTGATATCATACATAATAGAAACAGCATCTTTTAGATTGCCATTTTTTAAAAAATCAATATATCTATCAAAATATTGGTGCGAAATAGTAGAACATAGAACTTTACATAATTCTAAATTAACGGGACGCTTTAATAAAAAAATCTTTTCTAAAAAGTTTATTAATAATCGTATAGAATGGTTGCAAATAGTAAGTAAATACTCTTGTGACTGAATATCCAATTGAATATTTTCTTTAGAAATAATATTTTCCATAATAGTTTGTATTTGTGTTTTATTAGGATTAGGTAAATCAATAATATGCATTCTTGATTGAACACTTTCATTTACCTTTTGCAGATTAGTGCATACAAAGACAAAATGAATCATGTTTTTATATTTATCAATATAGTTACGAAATACTTGTTGACTTTGTTCATTAATTAAATCAATGTCATCAATAATAACCATTTTCTTTTTTCCTCTAATTATACTGTGAGATTGACAAAATGTTTTCATTTCAGTGCGAAAATATTGAATGCCTTGTTCTTTAAGATTATTTACATACATAATATTATTTTCAGGAAAGTTCTTATCTTTATCTAAATGATAATATTCTCTAACTAAAGCATTTAATAAACTTGTTTTACCAGAGCAAGCATTGCCGACAAATAAAATATGGATATAATCTAATTCTAAGAAATTATTTATAGTTTGATAAAGATTATCATTCATATAAAAATCATTCAAATAATAAGGTTTGTATTTATTTATAAAAGTATTTTGATTTCTATTCATTAAATAATATATGTTTATTGTTTTTATAACATTTTACGAAAATAATATATAAATAAAGGTATAAGAATATATTATGGATCAAGAAAATTACTATGAAATCTTAGGTGTTGAAAAAAACGCAGACCAAAATGAAATAAAAAAAGCCTATCGTTCGTTATCATTAAAATATCACCCTGACCGTAACAAGGACGAATCAGCAACAGAAAAATATAAAAAAATTAATCAAGCTTATGAAACATTAGGTGATGATGATAAAAAAAGACAATATGATATGGAAAGACAGCACGGAGGTAATCCATTTATGTTTCCAGGTGGTGGTCAGCCAGGTCACGGCGATTTTAATGATTTAAATAATATATTTAATATGATGTTTCAGGGGGGAATGCCTGGTATGCCTGGTGGAATACATGCAACTATGCATGGACACCCTAATATTCGTGTATTCTCAACAGGTCCGGGTGGTATGCATCATCAATTTCATGGTGGAGGATTTCAACAAATGATAAATCCAGAAAAAATAGGAAAAAATGTGCATATTACTTTGGAAGATGCTTATAACGGAATTACTTTTCCAGTAGATATAAATTATTATGAAGTTATAAATAATCAAAGAGAAATGAAAAATGAAACTATATATATCAATATTCCACCTGGTATAGATAATAATCAAAGTATTGAAGTCCCTGATAAGGGAAATATTATAAATGGAGTATGTGGTGGCACAAAAATAACTATTAAAGTAAATGGGCATCCATTTTTTAAAAGAAAAGGATTAGACCTTCATTATTATCATAATATTAGTTTAAAAGAGGCTTTAACGGGATTCAAATTAGAAATACCTCATTTAAATGGAAAAAAAATTGGTTTAAATAATACAGAGAATCCAAATATTATTAAACCTGGTTTCGTTAAAATAGCACAAGGATATGGTATGAAAAGAGATAGTGCAGTAGGTAATTTACTAATAGAATTTAATATTAATTTTCCTGAAAAATTAACATCGGAACAGATTGAAACCCTTCAAAATTGTTTATAATAGTTTTTTACACTCAATATTATCTTGAGGCCCATAATTAGATAAAATCCATTCGGCTTTTACCTGATAATAATTATTTACTTTATATTTTTTTAATGCATTTATCTTCTCAGCAGAAACATCTGGATAGTCATTATATACAATATCTATTCCAATAAGCGTTTTATTATTTAAACATGCAACAAGGTCTATACAATATTCTGCATTATTAAGATATTTTGCATTTTTTTGTTCTTCTTCGCTTATATTATTAATCTTATTATACCAATTTATATATAACAATTCATGTATTTTATCCCAAGATAACTTCCAAATACTCTTTTTATTAATATTACAAATAGGAACATCAAACTCAATATGATTAGAGTGACAAATCGTAATATTATGTTCTTTATCTATATCAAAATTATCATTAGTTGTCCTAGCAAACCATTCTTTTAAAACCTCTAGTGATTTTAATTTAAAATAAGAATCTTTTATATTCAATAATGGGTTGAGTTTTATTGTATTTTCTACATCAACCGCTTCTAAACAAAATTCCTTACAAAAATCTTCAATATTTTTACTTTTTGTATTAGGATTACCTAAAATGTTCTCAATTGTTTTAATTGGTTGTTCATCTGGTTCATATCCATATTTTTGGTAAAACTCTTCTAATTTATCTTCATCATTAAAAGATATTTCTTCTGAATTTTCATAACAAACGCCTTCAAATTCATTTATTCTATCAACCCATAATGGTGTATCTTTACATAAATATAGCCATTTATTAAATAAATTATCTTTTGCGTCTTGATAACTCAAACAATGAACCTTAAATAACTCGGTATATTCTTTATTAATCTGATATACACAAGCTTTTTGTAAAAATTGCCATAAATGTTTTGTTTTTATTTCAATAAATGGTTTTAGGTTCTCTTTTTTAATTTCTACCAAACTTTCTTTGTAATTTTTATTTTCATAAACACCTTGTGTAATTTCTTTATCAAAATAAATTTTTAAGAAGTTTTTCAAATTAAAATTATGGTAACACATTGTAACAGCTAATGTTGCAAAAGAGCACACCCTAATGGTTTGGTTTTTAGATTTAATCTTTTTTTTAAAGGTTCTCAAATATTCTTTTATTATTTTATCATCAAAATAACAATTTTCATACATATTTATTAACAATTCTTCTAGGTCTTCTTCAAAACCAGAATAAAATATCTCACATATCCAAAATAAGGTTTCCTTTTCTTGATGTCTTAGTATAGACAAAAATAAAGAATGTTTTACTTCAACAAGATTGTATAAATAACGGGTTAGCATAGTTCTCGTATTACTGTTTAAAAATAACTTTAAGCTTAACTTTAAATCAATTTTTTATTTAAAAAATATAAAAATTACTCTATATTAAGGTATAATATGATAAATAAAAAATTGATGGAAACGGAAATTAATAAGGTAAGAAACACAATGGAATTAACTGAAGAAAATAATTTATCAAAATTATCCAAATCATTACTGTTACAAAAATGTAACGAACTAGGATTTGTAAAATGTAAATCTAAGAATAAGAAAGAATTAATTGAACTAATTAATTCCAAAAAACAATCAACACAAAACAAAAAGAATGAATTAAAAAATGAATTACAACCTGTATGTAATGATGGAATCGTGATTTTAAATAATGATTGTATGGTAGAGTTGCTTAAGTTAGAAGATAATAGTATTGATTGTGTAATAACCGATCCACCTTACTTTATTGATAAACTTGATAACAATTGGTCTTCTAGTGAAGTAAATAATGATGTAAAAAATAGCCATGTTAAACATTTACCAAAGGGTATGAAATTTGATAAATCACAAGTAAAAAATCTTTACGATTATTATTTGGAATTATCAAAACTTTTATTTAAAAAGATGAAACCAGGTGCCTACTTTTTATCATTTTCATCACCAAGATTATATCATGCGATTGCAATGAGTTGTGAAATAGCAGGTTTTGAAATAAGAGATATGATAAATTGGACTTACACACAGAGTATGCCTAAGGGTATGTCTGTGTCTCATATAATAAACAAAATGAATATATCAGAAGAAGAAAAAACTCAATTAAAAGATGAATATAAGGATTTTAAAACTCCTCAAATTAGGTCTTGTTTTGAGCCAATTTGTGTAGCAATGAAACCAATAAATAAATTAACATTTATTCAAAATGAATTAAAATTTAAAACTGGGTTATTAGATTTTTCACAAAAGGTTGGAATAGAGAATGATAGAGTTCCTGCAAATATAATAACAACCGAAGAATACAATGAAAGCTACGATAAGAACTTCTTAGTATCCAAACCGTCTAAAAATGAAAAAGGAGAAGATAATACTCATATTACAGTTAAACCAGTTGGGTTAATAGAACATCTAGTAAAATTATTCAGTAAAAAAGGGTCGGTGATAGTTGACCCATTTTTAGGAAGTGGAACTACTGCGTTAGCATGTAAAAATACAGATAGAAAATGTATAGGCATTGAACTAAATAAGGAATATTATAATATTTGTTTAAATAGATGTAAATAATTTATCAAAAATCTCTTTATAAGCTGTTATTTGTTCTGGTGTAAATTCTACTTCTTTTTTTTCAATCATTACATTTAGTTTATTTGGGGTTGGAAATTTTGTCAAAGTATCAATAAATATATAATTATCTCTATATTTGCCTTGGATTGGTGGTTGTAATACAAGATTTTCATCAGTGTTATCTAAAGAACCAGGATTTTTGTGACCTAACTGCCATTCGCTATTATCAACATCAATATAATCATGCTTAATAGTTGATTTAATTTTATTGATCTCAATATTTTTTTCTTCTTCTGTTCCATTAAACTTAAAATCTTTTCTCATTTTATGCTTATTTGATAAACAATATGGATAGACAATATATAACTTTCCTCGCTGTGTTCCACTATTAGTTTGTATTCCCCACTGATTGTGTTTATTGAACAATTGAATACTATCTTTAGTCTTTATTTCAAATTTTTCAACAAATGCGTCGCATGTTTTTCTATTCCAATAGTTACATTTATACTTTAACATAACAGATAATGCTTTACCATTACCTGTGCTAATCGATGGAGGGGTTAGTTCATTCTCTTTACAAAATTCTACAAATTCGCTGGGATACTCAGTTGGGATTTCGTTGATTTGATTAATATCAACTTCTGTATAATCGTTAGGGTTACTCATTTTACTTAAAATCGTTATCTTTTCCTTGTTAAGTATAAATAACCCCTGATAAATATCAATTTTTTATTTATAATATAAATACAATTATATATTAGAATACATGATAATAAATATTACAAAATTATTTTTTATTTTAATTTTATTTTCTGGATTAATAACTTTAAATGTCATGATAAATCTAGATGAAATATCGTATAAAACAACTGAAATGATTCGTCCATATATGTTAGAATTGGATAATCATGATATTCATTTTAAACATAATTTTTGTGAATCTAAATTACAAAATAATAATCCACCTGAAATAATGAATGCATATACATCATTAATAATATCAATTGTTCCATTTATATATGGGTTTCCAAACAATCCTCTTTTTTATAATGTTGCTTGTATGTTATCGGCTAATGGATTTGCTAGCTTTCATTATCACTATTATCTTACATGGATTGGTAAGCAAGGTGATGAAATTTCAATGATATTAGCTAACTATTTTGGTATGTGGGGTTTAATAAATATGTATTATAAAAATTCTGAAAAACAAAATATATTAAACAGATATAATACAGCTTTTATGTATTTATTTTTGCTTGGTAATACATTAATAGAATATGACCCATTATTTCCATCAATTTTTGGAATCTATGTTGGAGGTTCTCTTGTTATGATATATAAAGTAGCTAATATGTATAATATTCCATATATAAAAAATTTATTTATTTCATTTATAGGAGCTTCATGTTGGATAATATCAGAACATTTTTGTAATGAAAATACAAAATATGGTCATCCAATATGGCATTGTTTATTTCCGTTTGGATTCTATAAACTTATACTTGATTTTGATAAAAAAGTGGAACTGCTTCCTGAAAAAATAGATAATTAAAATAATAATGTATTAATTATTTATTAAAATATGAGTTCAAACTATTAAACATAATAGGAGTTGGAGTTCTAGTATTAATACACTCTTTTCCATTAATAAAACATATGTCATCTTTTTTTCTTCTTTTTTTTAATGTTCTTTTTACAAATAATTCTTTCTTTGACCTTGTTTTTTTTAATCCTTGGCTATCTAAACTACCACTACTTGATATACGAATGGGTGGGAATGATTTTTGTTCGTTATTATCAATATCTTCTAGGCTAGATAAACTAATGGTTGATTCAGATTGCCGGTCAAAAGCATTTACAATTTCATCTTCAGATATAAAAAAGGAATATTCACTAGTATTGCTACCTATACTACTAGTTCTTCTATTAAAGTTATTTACAGAAATATCTGTATAATCATAATATGTATATCCTATATAAGGTTCCATTTATAAATAAAATAAATTTCTTTAAATATATATATGAATTATACGAAAAAAAATAAGAAAAAAAATAATTTTACAAAAAAAAATATAAAAACCCATAAAATAAGTATTAGAAATAATATGAAAGAAATGATAAATTTAGTTAAATCATATAACTGGAAAACAAAGTCACATTCTAAAAAACAAATAAATGACGAATTATATAATAAATTAGATATTCATACAGAACAATTTATAGAAGAATTAGTTACATATAATGAAGATAAAATAATGAAAAAATTTGATAAAGAAATAAAAAGTTTGAAAAACAAAAATGAAATAAAACTTAAAGATAGAATATATGAATTCAGAAATATTTTAAAAAATATAGTCAGTCCTTCTTCTAGAAAAAAAAATACGAATTTATTATTATTGCGTGATGTGTTATTACTTGATATCAATCATTTTTTATATTTAATCATTTTTGATAATTAAATCACTTAACATTCCTTTATAATTAGGAATATATCTGCAACTATTTGGATATTTTCCATGTAATTCCCAATATTTTTGTGAAGTAACCTTCTTTCTTTCATTAATAACTCTTTTTCTTTGATTAAATATAGTTCTCCATTTTCGTTGAATTAAGCGTAACCAGGTAGTTTTTATAACAACTACATTATGACAAAATTGACCATCATTTTTTAATTTCATTTGCATTATTTCTAATGAAGGAAGTTCTTGATTCCTAAGTAATGGATTATTTCTGAATAATAAATTTGTCGGATAATTGAGTCCCAGTCCATATTCTTTCAAATATTCTCGTATAATTTTATATTCATTTTTAAAGAATGTAACTGGTGTCATTGCAATAGACAAATAGATATCATTGGGTGCTTCTTTATCATTTTGAATATTATAACAACCACCAATTAAATATTGATTATTTTCTTTCTCAGACTCTACAAAATCTTGGTCTTCCATAAAAATTCTATCATAAATATCATAATATTCTTCATCGTTATCGCTATTATAATTAGTGTAAGGCTCTGTGTCTCCAAGGACAAATAAAGATTCGTTTGATAAGGGACTCATGATTTGAGTTGGGTTTTGATTCATTATATATTAATATATATAATCAATTTTTTATGAAGATTTATTTATACAAAAAACAATATCATCATATCTATCTTTGCTTTTTCTTAAATCGTAATACTGAATATAGTTTCTAAAATTACTAGGAACATTTTCTTTTAATATATCTAACCATTCCATTTGTTGAACATCTTCTATAATTAATATACCGTCATGTTTTAGCAGAGGTAAATAAAGTTTTATAAACTGAATCATACTTTGAAGTGTATGGGGACCATCGTCAAGCATCATATCAAATTGAAACTCATTATCTATAAATTCATTTTGCACAAATCCTGAATTATATGCGTCTTCACTATTATATAAATGAATAGATTCTTTATTTAATAATTCTTCCCACATATTTTCCTTAGGTAATATATCAACTGCATAAACATCAGCATTTATAAAAAAATCATCCCACATTTTTATACTTCCTCCTTTATGAATTCCTATTTCTAAAACTTTTACTGCTGTTTCCTTTTTCTTTTCTAATAATGATTGGTATAAATCCAAATAAGAATGCGTTGTATCCTTATCAGTTCTTGAATTATCAATCAGATCTCTAAGACTCATTACTTGTATAATTAATATACTTTTATATTAATTATTTATACATACAAACTTTGACTTGTTGCAACATATTTTAATACATATTTTTCAATTAATGAAAACTTTTGTAATTCTTCTACCTTATCTTGCATTTCAAACATTTTCATAAATTCTTTTGAAATGGTAACTATTTTTAAAAGTGCTTTATTAAAATCACCTACTGAAATATCTTTTTCATATAAATCATTTTGTAGAATTTGCTTACAACTCAACTCATCTTCACACATAGACCATTTCATAACAATATCTACTAGGTCATATTGCAATGCTGTTTCGTATTTATATTCTGTGTATAATTCATACCTTGTCTCCATATCAAAATACTTTAAATATCTTTGATTAAGCTCTTCTATCCTTTTATTTAAAAAATTGTCTTTACAATTTATAGAGTCTTCTCTATATTCTTGTGAAACTTTAATATCTGTAAAACATGATAATAATCCTACTAGTTGAGTTGTTGTAAATAATGAAAAATATTCCCATTCATGCATCATTTCAACTAATATAATAGGATGAATTTCAGCAATACAACTACATTCTTTTCCCTTATTTGTTAATATAAAATTTAAATCTTCATCTCTATCAAATAAATTTTTAGACTGCATTATATCACATATTGCTTCTGTTTGCAATCTAATACCATTTAATATATTATATATATCTTCCTGCACTTTTAATTCTGACTCTTGATATTCTTCTATCAATTCATACAATTCTATATCCTTTTTTATAGTTTTGTTTGTTTCTTCAATTTGTTGAATTTTTCGTTCAGCCTCTTTTCTCTTTTTATTTCTTAAATAAGTTATATTTTGTTTCAATTCAATATATTCAATGCATATATCATTTGGTGTTTTTAACATTTTTTGTTTATTCAGAAGTTCTTCTAATTTATTTTTAGCATTATCTAATTCAATCTTTTTTGCATTTAATGAAGATGTTATTTCGCTATTCATCATACTCTTTTGAGAAAATTCATGAAAATTATTTACTACACCATTCTTAGCCAAATTTAAAATCAATCCATAAGATATTCTATATTTTGATACTAATTGCTGTGGTTTTCCATTCATTATAGATTTATAATCATGAATATAAGGAAAAGAAAAACAATTATTTAAATGAACCACATATCCTATTTTGTCTAATCCTCTTCTACCTGCTCTTCCAGCCATTTGAGTATATTCATGAGAGCGTAAATGACGCATACCAGTTCCATCAAATTTATTTATATCAGTAAATACAGCTGTCTTAATTGGACAATCAAGACCAATAGCAAATGATTCAGTAGCAAAAAGTAATTTAATATGATTTTTGGATATCATTAATTCTACAATTTCTCTCAAAATAGGAATCATACCCGAGTGATGAATACCTATCCCCTTTTCTAATAAACTAACCAAACTTGTATATTCGGGCAACTCAATATACTCTTTGAAATTAGGTAGTCTTCTTAGGATTGTTTCACATTCTCGTTCAATATTTTTTGGTTCATCTTCATCTTTATGAAACAACGGAACAGTTATCATTTTTGCGAAAGATTCTACCTTTTTTCTTGAAAATACAAAACAAATAGCAGGTAATTTCCCATCATTCTTTAAGAATGTAACTAGTTTATTTAATACATGAGGGACTTTAATATGCATTCTTTTTTCATGATGTAATTTACTCAAATCTCTTAACAAATTATATCCTGCATCATCAAATTTATTTTTATCACTTTGTAAAGGTATCAATTTATTAATATTCTTCTTTACCTTTTGTTCCGTTTCTTTTCCTATACCTTTGTATAAACCTTCAATAGTTGTAAAAAATCCATAATGATACAAAGGCACAACACGGTGAGATGTGCTACACAAATATACTTCTTTATCTCCAGAAGTTTCACACCACTCTGCAAACCCTGTTGGATTATCTATTGTTGCTGACAACATCACCATTTGTACATGATTCGGTAACATTAATATTGTTTTCTCCCACACCTGTCCTCGTTCCTCATCATTAATATAATGCACTTCATCAAACACTACACAGCCAAGCTCTTCTTCAATGTTTATTTGAAAATCAACATTACTTACGCCTTGATGATTTTGAGTAAATAAATAATTCATTAAAATCTCTGTAGTCATGATCAATACATCAGCCTCCGGATTTGTTTTAATATCTCCAGTAAATAATCCAAAATTAATATCAGGAAACTTTTGCGTGAAATCATAATATTTTTGATTAGATAACGCTTTAATTGGACTTGTATAAATTACTTTCTTTTTCTTTTCATGAAAATGTTTTATTGCGAATTCTGCAGGTAAAGTTTTCCCCGAACCTGTATGTGCAGTAACTAATACATGCTTTTCATTAACAATGCCTTCTATTGCATGTTTTTGAAAATCACTTAATGGAAATGAATATGACTGAAAATATTTTTCATATTCATCATTATTATATATCGTGTCGCAAATTTTTACCATACTATATATAGTGCCTAGAATTATTTATATACTTTTAATAAATACACTTAGTCTTATTTTTTTTCGTTTTTCTCTTTTTTTTGTTTTTATTTCTCTTTTTTAACTTTCTAGATTTTTTACCTCCATGAAAAGAACTATTAGGACTATTAGGAAAACTACCAATAGATGATTCATCAGCATCAAATGGATATCCTTCTTGTGTTGTGTTATTAGATGTGTTATTAGAAAATCCAGAAAATCCAGAAGATGAAATATTTAAATCTGATAAATGTAAAGAACCTACATCCGAAACACTGTAATCTAAAATATTATCAGCTGTTATTGATAAATCTAAAGTTTCTTTAGTTGTATTAGATGAAATATTCAAAATTATATGCTGACCTTCAGGTGTTATACCAGTAATAGTTAAATCAGATAAATTAGGAAAAAGTGTTGTTGTGTCCATGCTAGTATTAGTTGAAGTATTAAGACTGTTCATTATAAAATAAAAGTAGAAAAAATTATGAAAACCTGTAATTGTTAAGAATTTGCATAAGTCTTCCTTGTTGAACTTCACTACTATTAAATGCAGATTGTTGATGAATTCTATGTTTGACTAAAACCTCACTAACATTAAAAAATTTTTTATTTTTTTTTCTTAATCTTAACCATAAATCATAATCTTCCACACTATCGTATTCTCCATTCCAATAACAAAGTTCTTTTCTAATAATAGAACTACTATTTATAACTGGATTTACCTTTGCAAAATCAAGAGTAGAAATATCTCCAAATGGAATATCTGGTTTAACATTTTCCAAATCACCAAAATAAACACATTGCGTTCCAATTACATCATAATCATTTAAATAACGCACCTGTTTTTCTAATTTATCTGCATACCATATATCATCAACATCTAAAATAGCTATATACTTATAGTTACTGTATTTTACCATTGCATTCAATGCATTTGATTTACCTTTAACTGTATGCATATCATAAACCTTAATTCTTTCATCTAAATCTTCATAGTCTTTTGCAATTTGATAAACAGTTGAATTTGCTTCATGACCATTTACACCAATAATTAGTTCCCAATTTTCATAGCTTTGGTCTAACACAGAAGTTACGGATTCATTAATATATTCAATACCATTATAAATAGGTATTAATATGCTGATCATTTATGTATATAAAATTTTAATTTTTATATCCATTTTTATTCATCAATATATTATTTTGGTTTATAAAGCCGATGGTATTCATTTACACTATTATAAAATGAAATCTGAAATATTCTATGCTTTACACCATCTTTGTCATATACTTGTGAAAACACCTTACTATAATACTCTAATAAGGATATTAGATGAGAATAGCCACCTATTTTATTATTTACTATTTGGTCACAGATAGCCATTCTATTCTTAATCTCTAATATTACATTTTTGTAATAAATATGACTATAATAAAATTCCCAAATTTTATTTTCAATTTCAACAGGCAATTTATTCATATATAAAAATACAATATCTTTTTATATATTTTGAATTATTCATCAACATATGCACACAAAATATCATCTGCAACGTGGCCTTCCAATGTTGTAAATTTATAATCAGGATTGATTTCTAAAATTTTATTTTTAATAGTATCCACAAAATTAATATTACCGTAGCTTTGCTCTCCCCATGGAAAAGGCTGTTTCAATAATCTCAAATCATCTACCATAATCACGTTGTCGTTTCTATCTAATGATTTGATTGCTTCTAATTCATCAAATACAGGACAAATCTTTTTAAAATTACGAATATTAATATTATCAACATGTGCATCAAGGAAAAACATAGTTTTATTTTTAAAACAAGGATAATTTAAATGATTCTTCATATTTACACTGTCATCATGAAACAAAAAATATTTTTCATTTACAATCTCGTCTTTAAAAACCTCCCTTCCTAGGATTATCCATTGTTCTCTTAATTCAATACAAAAAACCTTTTCAAAACCAGCTGCAAGGGCTTGCTTACTGGATACATTAGAACGGGGATCCCATAATCCAGTTTCAAAATAATTTACACACTTATGTTTTTCTTTTAACGCTTTTAAATCAAAAGTAAGAGTCATTATTTGTTTATTTAATTTATATTTAAGTTTATTTATTAGATATATTTAATATGAAACGAAAAATTGATTTATAATGATTTAAAAAAATGGCAAATACTAAATAAGGGAATTAAAATGTCTGAAAAAAACATAACTGATTTATGGTATTTATATAATCCAAAATATTATTTAAAAATAGGTGGTCGTCCTAAACCATGGTTTTGGTTTCCTAAGAGAAGCATTCATGAAACTAAAAAATTAATAAAACTATTAAAAGATAACTATATTTATTTTAAACTTTGGAATTTTAAAGATGGTTTCGATATAGGTGGATATTTAAATTCAAAAATAACCTATAGAGGCTTATTAGATGATATATGTCCTAGTTCTCTTCAACCTATTCATTTATCATTAAAAATTAATGAAGTAAATAGTGCTATGCATGAAGATGGATATTCAGTTGATCCATCTCCACACAGTGGATGTAATATAATTTGTAATTCTGTTATTGAATCTATTTGGTTTGATAACATGTTATATAAATCTAGAGAAATCGTAACATTGTTGTTAATTTCAAAAAAAAAAGATATAATACCAAATGAAATTGTAAGATATATTTCAGAATTCTTACCAAGTAGAATTTATTTATAATTTTAATTCCCTAATGATAAAAAATTGATTTTTTATATTTAAAATATTAAATATAAAACGCTCAATATGGGAAATTTTCTTCAATCACCACAAAGTATATATAAATGTGCATTATGTAAGTCTACTATTGAAGAACAACATTTTCTTGAATGTGGAATATGTAATGTATATTTTCATAAAAAATGTTATGATAATCAAATAAACAAAAGAGGACTATATAACAAAAACGCAGGGTACACAGAATGTCCAATTGAAACTTGTCAAAGAGTTGGAGTTATTAGCACCTGTATAAATGAGTATCCAACTGCAAAAAATATAAAAGTAAAAAATATTCCTATTGCTAAAGCAGTATCTTATGACCACGAAATAATTATTTAACTTAAAAATCTTTGAAATAAAAACCAATTATCGTATATTGAAGAATTTTCTCTAGTTAGTTGAAAATTTGTAATATTAGATAATATACAATCTATAATTATAATTTGGTCATCTTTTACCAAGTAGTTATGTTTAAAATATAATTGTAATTTATCATTAAACGTTTTTTTCCACCAATCTATTTTATCCTTATGCAATATGAAAAACCCGCCTGCTATACTAATTTGGTTTGGAGGTATTGGCTCTACAGGAAGTCCATTATTATTTTTATTTTGTATTAACATAAACAAATGATTTATATATAAACTATCGTTATTAACAACTGCATAATAAATTTTATTTTTATTTAATGATTCTATTTTATGTTCAGCGGGCCAATTTTGTAATTGTTGTTTTGAACTATCACACTTTCTATTACGAAAATATCCTATATCACACCAACCGTAAAATTCTGTTTTAAAATATTCTTTAGTAATCGTTTCATCAACAAAATATATTTTTTCAGACCACAGCATATTCACTTTCCAATCTACTTTATCTTTTAATAAATGATTAATTTCATGGTTTTTTATCCAATTATCTTTAAATTGGTAATTATAAAAATCAGTCATCTCTTTTACAATAATTTTTATTTTTTCTGTTTCATATTTTTTTAAGAATTCATAAGAATCCTTATCTGTATAAACAACTAGATAGTAATTATTTACATTGGATAACATGTTATCTATCCATTGTGAATAAACTTCACTAGGAAATTTTGCTCTTAGATTATACCAACATGTTGAAAATGTAATATTTACCATTTATAATATATTTTAATTTCTTTTTTATGTGGTTATACTATATAATTTAGATAAAATGAATTTGAATGCTAAAAATCCTATAATAAATACACCCACAGTTATGTATACTAAAATAAAAAATGCAAATGATGATATTAATGGTCGCATGGAACAAAGACATTATCCCGATACACCCTTAAATCCTAATTATAATCCTAGACCTATTTCTACAAAATATACACATTTACAAGTATATCAAGGTAGAAAACCTGCAAATGAAACTTTATTGAAATATCCCGAATTTGAAACTCAAAATAATTTTTATCCTGGTTCTCAAGATGCTCCTTTTGCTGGATATTCAAATAATGTTGATTTAGAAACAATATTAAGAAACCAAACTACAAAATTACAACATGGTGCTGAACAAGGTGTATATGTGCCCTCTTCTAATAGTGATCTTTACAGAACGCAAATGGCTATTGAATCACAACCTGTGCAACAACCTCATCCTAATTTATTCAAACAAGAAAAATATGCACCCAATAATAATAATTTTCACCCCAATATAGGACAAGATATGCTATTCAATCATACACGAACTCAACTTAGAAATACTTAATTTTTATTTATATTATTGATAAAAATTAAGCATACATTTGTAACCAACAATTACCATCTTCCCAATATATTTTTCTACCTGACATATTTGCATATAGCTTTTGTTTATGTTTTAAATCTTTTTTATGTTTAAAATCAACTAACATATTATATTTTTTATTATCAATTACTTTATCGTTCTCCAAATGTGTAATTTCTGCAAACCAATATCCTTTTGATTTTTCATCGTTTCCATATGCTCCTTTAATTATAGAAGTATGTTTATCTATTTTGGTTACCATTCTTATACAACCACCGTGCTTTCTGTCATAATAAATTTTTTGTTTCATTAAATTAGTATTATATATTAATCTTTTATTATTTTGTTAAATACTTATATAATTATTTCCAGTTTAATTATATAAGATTAAATGAATATTGATATTAATACAAATATAAATAAATATATACCATTTGGCAATTCTATATTTTTTCATTGTTGTGTTATTTTAGCAGTTTTATTTATTTACATATACTTATATAGAGTAATTAGACCAGACAAGGATATTGAATCTTTTTCTCAAAAAGAACCTTTTGAATTAAAAAGAAACAATGATATATATGATGAATCATTTATAGAAATGTATGATACCTTACATCAAGTTGAAAAAAGATGTTCAAATGAACTATATCAAATTATAAAAATCACACAACCTAGTTCAAAAAGTAATATATTAGATATTGGTTCGGGAACGGGATATTCTGTAAATGAATTAAATGATGCTGGTTATAAAGCTTATGGTCTTGAAAATTCAGATAAAATGATTGAATATAGCAACATTCTTTACCCAAATATTCATATTGAAAAGGGGGATGTTCTTGATTCTATGGTATTTGATAAATCATCTTTTACACATATTATGTGCACTTATTTCACTATTTATAATATACAAGATAAAGAAAAATTCTTCCGAAATTGCTATTTCTGGCTTCAGCCTAATGGTTACTTGATTTTACATCTTGTTGATAGAGAACATATGACACAACTTATTCCTCATGAAACACATAATGATTTGAAAACAACTTATTCACAAAAAATTATTGAAAATAATACTGTCTTTAATGATTTCAAATATAAAGGAACCATCAAAATACCTACTAATGAAGACAATAATAAAGTAGAATTAACAGAAACATTTACAGATAATGAAACTGAGAATATTCGTCAAAATGAAACCACCTTATATATGGAACCAATAGATACCATACTTGAGTATGCTTCTTCCAATGGATTTATTTTTCACGCAAAAATCAACATGCAAAATATGAACAATGATTCAAACCAATATTTATACTTTTTTGAAAGACCATTATAAATAAATTGTTTAGCAAAATAATATATTAAAATTAATATATTGTTAATATCAATGACTATATTTATACTTTTCTTTTTATTTTTTTCATCTATTCATGGATTTCATAAAATGTTCTCACCACGACTTTTCAAAAGGTCTTATATGCAAATGACAAATGATAAATATCAATTTGCAAAAGATTATTATAATTTTTATAGAAAATATAGAGAACCTATCATTCAAACAACTGAAACTGAATTCGATTACGACTCATTTGTTGAAAAAAATAAGGAAAGGTATTTACTCTTTGAAAAAAATATGCAAACTATACGAGAGACTAATTTATATTTAAAAAATCAGAACAACTCTTTTACTATTGACATTAATAAATATGCTGATATTATTGATTTTGATAGTGATAATACATATGATCTTATGAAAGAACCTATTACTGATTTATTTAAACCTGAAGCCTATTTTAAAATATTTCAAACTCCTTTTCCTTATTTGGAAACAATTTTTAGTCAAAACAATAAACTTACATATAATTGGAATACAACTGGTTTATTGAGCCCTGTTAAAAATCAAGGTCGTTGTGGTTCTTGCTGGGCATTTTCTGCTACAAGTGCTCTTGAAACATTTATGAGAATTAATGGATATAATATTACTCGTCTCTCTGAACAAGAACTTGTTGATTGTTCAAAAGAAAATTACGGTTGCAATGGAGGTCTCATGGACTTAGCTTTTGATTATATTATTAAAAAAGGCGGCTTATTATCATATGATAAATACCCATATGTAGCTAAAGACCAAAACTGTACCAGAAAAACATTGCTTCCTAGTTTAGGTTCTCATTTATCCAAATATCAATATACCATACCAAAATCTATTTTAGATATGAAAATTAATGTTATTCAAACTCCTATTTCTATCGCTTTAGATGCAAATAATATATTTTTTCGTTTTTATAAAGAAGGTGTTATTGATATTAATCAAAATAGAACTGGAGTATTAAATCATGCTGTTTTATTAGTTGGTTTTGATTACGACGATAATGGAATGTATTGGATCATTCAGAACTCATGGGGACCAGAATGGGGTGATAGAGGATTTTGTAAAATTAGAGCTGTTCCTGGTGATGGAATATTATTATGTCAGCAATATGGCGTTTATCCTACTAAGATTTATGATCCATCAAACGATAGATTAAATTATGAAATTTAAATTTATAACTAATATTTTTAGTTATAAATGAACTATACATAACCTTTAAGAAACTTAGTTGTATTTGTATTTACATCAAATAATAAATGAAGTATCACCCCTAATGAAAATAAAATAATAGTTACTATTTCCACAGGGATAGACGCTACATATCCTATTATAAATGCACCAATTATTGTTAATAAATAATCAACTATTGCAACATTCATAAAACGGTATTTATGAACACCTTCTTTTGGTTTTCCAAGAACATCTCTATATTCTGAAAATATTCCAAAACCCATTCTATATTATTATCTAAGAATAAAACTTCCAACTCATCGTTGCAATTGATTCATAAAAATGACTAAAAAACACTCTAGGTGTAACAATATAATGTAAAATTATTTCTGAGTAAGAAGCTCTGCAAATTTCTTCTTGTTCTTCTGTTAAAGGTATATGAATTGCTGTTTCTTCATCAATAGATTCTAACAACAAACTACTGTTTTCTTCTTCATTTTTATTAACAGGTTGAATAAGCATCTAAATATAACATTAATAAATCTTTAAATATTTTTACATATTATTTATCCTGTTCCTCTTCTTCCTTATTTAAAATAAAAAATGCAGGACCAGGAAAAGTACATTGTTCCCATGTCCAAGTATCTCCTACTAATTGTGTTTTGCGGTTTTCCCAACATTTTACACAAGAAAATAATTCTTGTTTTCTTCCCCTTTTAAACCTATAATATGTTTCAAAATTTTTATCTTCACAACAAAGATCGCAATTTGCTAGTTTTTCTGTATCTTCTTTTTGGATACTTTCTTCCTCTTCCTCTTCCTCATCAGAACATGAATCATCATCCTCATCACAAGCACCTTCACATATATATTCCCCTGTGCCTTTCATTTGAACAATATTTTTATCTTTTCCACATAATTGACAAGCAACATCTTCTTGATTATTTGGCTCTTCTTGGACAAATAATATATCACCAAGACCATCATCATCAAAATACCCAGCACATAAACAGCATTTTCTCCATTGTCCTTCCTGATAAGTATCTTCGGTATCTTCTTCAAAATCCCAATCTGGTGGATATCTTTCACAGGCCGTATTCTCACATAATTTGAATTCTGCCATTATATTTAAAGCTATAATAACTTTAAATATATTAAATAATATTTATAGTATCTTTATTATATATCTTTAAATAAAATGAAAAATAATAGTAGAAAATTTAGTAAAACAAAAAAACAAAAAGGAGGTTCAACACTAGATAATGCTACTATTCGTGCAGCAGTGAATACGTGGTGCAGTGATAAAGAAAGGGCTGAAAGTATTTATGGTCCCATATCAGAATGGGATACTAGTAATGTGACGGACATGTCGAAATTGTTCGCGAACGAGACAAATTTCAATGACGATATCAGTAACTGGAATGTAGCTAATGTGACTAATATGGGGGCTATGTTCCGTTATGCCCGGTCCTTCAACCAGACTTTAGAGCAATGGAATGTAGGCAATGTGACTAATATGGAGGGTATGTTCGATGTTGCCCGTTCATTCAACCAACCTCTAGAGCATTGGAATGTATCCAATGTAAAGAATATGTCTGCTATGTTCGAAGGTGCTATTAGCTTCAACCAACCTCTAGAACAATGGAATGTAGGCAATGTCACTAATATGCATGAAATGTTCCGTGGTGCTACTAACTTCAACCAACCTATAGGGCAATGGGATGTAAGCAATGTGACTAATATGGATGGTATGTTCAATAATGCCCATGTCTTCAATCAGCCTCTAGAGCAATGGAATGTAGGCAATGTGACTAATATGTATAATATGTTCAATAATGCCCGTACATTCAACCAACCTATAGGGGAATGGGATGTAAGCAATGTGATTATTATGGTGGGTATGTTCATTAGAGCCTCTGCCTTCAACCAGCCCCTAGAGCAATGGAATGTAGGCAATGTGACTAATATGCAGTCTATGTTCTATAGAGCCTCTGCCTTCAACCAACCTCTAGCAAATTGGGAAAGAGACAATTCAACAGTAGGCAATGTGACTAATATGCAGTCTATGTTCTATGATGCCTCTGCCTTCAACCAACCTCTAGAACAATGGAATGTAAGAAATGTGACTCATATGGGGTATATGTTCTGTAATGCCCGTGCCTTCAACCAACCTCTAGCAAATTGGGAAAGAGACAATTCAACAGTAGGCAATGTGATTAAAATGCAGTATATGTTCTGTGATGCCCATGTCTTCAACAAACCTCTAGAGCAATGGAATGTAGGCAATGTGACTGATATGCAGTCTATGTTCTTTTTTGCCCGAGCCTTCAACCAACCTCTAGAGCAATGGAATGTAGGCAATGTGACTAATATGGAACGTATGTTCTATAATGCCTCTGTCTTCAACCAGCCTCTAGAACAATGGAATGTAGTCAATGTGACTACTATGCATTCTATGTTCTTGCATGCCAATGCCTTCAACCAGGATATTAGTAATTGGAATGTATCGAATGGGCCGAATATGGATGCTATGTTCAATCAGGATTATAACCCTGATTATAAACCAGGTGTTGAACGTTCAAATTTTGAGATTGTTATTGGTAATATTAACCAACAACGAAATAAAAAGATAAAAGAGATACGAGATGAACGGGAACAAATTGGTCAAGAACCGCTAACTTCAGTTGAAATGGAAAACTACTATATAGGAATGAGCCCCATGGAACAAGTTTTTCTTAATCGATACGGGCCAGAAAAAGTAATTAAAAAATCATTGTCTGGAAAAAAAGGAAGAACCACACGAAAAAAAGGAAGAAAAACGAAATCCAAAATAAAAAAACAAAAAGGAGGAACAATACTAAATAATGATACTATACGTATTGCAGTGAATGCGTGGTGTTCAGGAGATCATCTGCAAGAGTATGGCCCCATCTCACAGTGGGACACTAGTAATGTGACTAATATGAAGGACCTGTTCAAAGATAAGTGGGATTTCAATGATGATATCAGTCAATGGAATGTAGGCAATGTGACTAATATGGAGGCTATGTTCAATGGTGCCGAAGCCTTCAACCAGCCTCTAGAGCAATGGAATGTAGGCAATGTGACTACTATGGAGGGTATGTTCAGTAATGCCCGTGACTTCAACCAGCCTCTAGAGCAATGGAATGTAAGCAATGTGACTAATATGGGGGGTATGTTCTTTAACGCCTGGTCCTTCAATCAACCTCTAGAGCAATGGAATGTAGGCAATGTGACTAATATGGGGTATATGTTCCATAGTGCCCATGCCTTCAACCAGCCTCTAGAGCAGTGGAATGTAGGCAATGTGACTAATATGGGGCATATGTTCTATTATACCTCTCGCTTCAACCGACCTCTAGAGCAATGGAATGTATCCAATGTGACTAGTATGGAGTCTATGTTCTGGAATACCCCTGTCTTCAATCAACCTCTAGAGCAATGGGATGTAGCCAATGTCACTGATATGCATTTTATGTTCAATGGTGCCAATGTCTTCAATCAACCTCTAGAGCGATGGGATGTAGCCAATGTGACTAATATGGAACGTATGTTCAGTAATACCCGTGCCTTCAACCAGCCTCTAGGACAATGGAATGTAGGAAATGTAACTACTATGGAGGGTATGTTCAGTAATGCCCGTGCCTTCAACCAACCTCTAGGACAATGGGATGTATCGAATAGGCCGAATATGGAGGGTATGTTCAATCCGGATTATAATGATGATTTTAAACCAAGTGTTGAACGTTCAATAAATAGACGAAATTATGACATGGTTGTTCGTGCGAAGCAGCAGCAAATAGATAACAATTCAGAACTGACCGAAGCGGAGAAAAAAGTGTTTGGTGATCAATACGGGCCAAAAATTAGTATTGGAGAGTTTTTTGGTGGAAAAAAAGGTAGAAAAACGAAATCCAAAACAAAAAAACAATCTAAGAAACGCAAAACAAAAAAAAATAAAAAGACAAAAAAATAAGAAATCTTTACAGGAAAATATTTGTAAATAATAATTATCAATAATAATCATTATTTATCTTACATATTTTTGAGTTCTATTGAAAGAATCAACAACAAAAATAATAAAGACACCAAGAAAGGTATATAAAATAAACTCTTCTGTAATATTATTTGTTTTTTCATTATGTTGTTCTTCCATCATATGCACTAAATAGTTCATTTTTTCCAACAATTTATCATTTGTTGAACCGGTAATGCCCATTTTAGCATAATAAGGTTCTACTACTTTGGGAGCTTCGTAACTTTGCTTATAATTACTATATACTTCACCCTTTCTATTATCTGCATTGTATGATTCTTTATTTAAACTGTTGTTTCTCATGGCAATTAACCCTTCTTTATAACTATATTGTGGAGCTACATACTCTTTAGTTTCCTTAACTTTTTCCATTTCTTTCTTTATATTTAATTCAGGAGGCTCAATTGGTTCAAAGTTTCCTAATCCTTCTTTTTCATCTGGTTCTTCCATCTCATTTAGTAATTCTGTTACTTTTGCACTTCTTTCATCATTAATATTTTGCATTTCTTCAATAGATGGAACCTTATTTTTATTATTTGAAGGGTTATCCATGTGTTCTGCATT